AAACACCTCCGCACCGCACCCGCGACAAGTAGTTAATTTGCTCATATGCCCTCCTTGGGGTCTAGTAGTTGATACACAGATTACGCACGGGGTGTAACAAAGTGTGACTTGGATAAACCTAAACGGGGAGACGGTCATGCCGCTTGGTTTGACGGTCATGCGGCTTGGTTTGACGGCGAAGCCGCTCTGGCTCCACTTGCTATCTATGGCTTGATTTTGTGTATGCCCATAGCCCCGCAAACCGCGTATCTACGCGGGACTAGCGAATTGCGGACCGCATACTTTTTGGGATCGCCGTGCTGCTGAACGTTCAGAAAAAACTCACAAAACGTGCAAAAACGTCACTTTTTGACGTTCTTCAGAAAAACTAAATTTAGTGTCAAATTTAGACTTTTTTAAAAGCCTTATGTTGTAAGGGTTTTATGGAATGAGTTTTTGGGGAACTTCTGAGCCAACACGAAAAACCATCAAAAAGAACAACTTTTGAAAGATCCGGCTGCCAGGTCCCACAATTTCGGGCAGGTCTTTCTTCAGGATGCTCGGAAGTCCCGTTGGTGTATCAGTTTGATACCCGTTTTAACGGGACTCAGAAGAGAGTTGGGGCATCATCAAAGGCGTTACGCGACTCAGTGCATATTCTGTGTGCATAACCAAGAGGGGTTGAAGGGTTGCGTGGCGCACCAATGTAACGCCCGTTGTTGTGTTCTACCCAAGCCATCACCTTCACACAATATGAAGTGTTCACCGTGTCAAACTCAATATTACAGATGGAGCAGGAAACTTTCACGATCCGATCATACTCGCCGAAAGTCCGCAATACAAAGCGGGGATTATTTGGTTAGTTGTCCACGCCGACGGTTACGAGTTGTTCTGTTGGGGTTTGTAATTCACACAACATACGGAGGTCTAAAAGTAGATCAACCATCTCCGAAGATGCGACAAGTTCTCGCCCTGAGATGGTTCTGATTGTTTTGTCTATGAGTTCAATGGTGGGTGTCATTAAGTTCCTTGTCTAGTTTAATAGTTTATCTTAATTTATTCATAGAACGGTTTCGGTGGTCGCTCTTTCGGGTTGTTGCGTCCGAACCTGCGTATTTGATACAACGCAAAAAGAATTGGGACACCGAAGAACGCCACCAAGACCATCTTGATAGTCAAAAATATACCGACTGTGCGTTTATTCATGCTCACCGACGAGGTTTAACGCTTCATCTATTTGCATGGATGTCTTGATGGAATGGTCGCCGTCATACATGACAGTCACATAGTTTGCGCCCTGTGAAGGGTCTTTCGCAAGGTCGCAAATCTCTGCGTATGCCTGCGTAATTGCGTCTATGTGGTTATCTGCGTCGTAGATCATTTCCCAACGGACTAGGTAAGGTTTGGTCATGCGAATGCGTCTACTTGCCACTTGAACATTGGTTTGACACCGAGTTCATCATTTATGGTTCGGTTAGTCACCTCAACATCAACCTTGTATTGCTCCAAGTATGCGAGTTCTTCTGCGAGTTCCATCTTTGCGTTCTCTATTTGTGAACGAAGTTCATAAACTCGTTTTGATGTTGTCTCAAATGTGCGCTTCCGTTTTCTCAGTTTCATTTGTTTTCCTTTTTTAGTTGGTTTATGTTGATTGTTACCTTAATTGATGGGTGTAACAAAGTGGTGGATTAGAACGCTTGTTTTTCTGCCCTGAAAGACTCAGGTAGTTTTAATCCGCTTTGTGCATGAACGATCATGCTTTCTGCGTTGTATAGAATCTCACGAAGATCAACCAATGTTTTGATGTGAAGTGCCGAACGCTGATTGTTGTCGCGCGCGACTGTTTCACTGATTATCGTGTCAATCGTAAGTGCTAATGCTTTGCTGATACGACTAAGACTTGCTGAGTCCTCATCAAATATTTCTGCTAAAGATTGCTGTCGTGCTTCTGTCATTTATTATTTACCCCTTTCAGAGTTCTAGTATTTATCTAACATACCCATTATATACGAGTCTTAGTTGAAAAGCAACCTTAAAAAAAAATCTATATCCGCCACCGTTCAGGTTGGGGAACTTTGGTGCGATGCCTGCGTGTTGGGTGAGGGGGGGTGTCCCACTTCTGACTTCTGAGCCCCGCTCCGCTTCTTCACTTTTTTCCTTGGCGGGACTAAAAGACTTGCAAATGTTTGGGAACTCAGATAAACTAAAAAGAAATACTAGAAAAAGGAGTTTTATGGCTCAAAAAGAATTAGAAGAACTCAAAGTTTTAGAAGAAGTCAGCAAACAATGGGTTTCGTGGGCGAAAAACAACAGCATTCGCAGGAACTCTTGCATTTTGGGTTGCAACTTTGCACATCAAATGTTGATCCGTTTGGATGTTGATCACGAAGTTCTTCCCGTCGGGACTACAGTCTTCAACCGACGAGGTTGGGAACTATTCGGGATCCCTGCGCACCGACTACCCGACGACGCATGGCAAGTAAATTGTTCTAGTCATTCTTTGGGTTCGGGTTTTAGCGGGCATGTCATAATCCAAACCAAGAACTACTTTTTTGACCCAACCGCCGTGCAGTTCTCACGACCTCAACACGACATTCATATTGATGAAACTTTGATAGTCCCGTTATCGGAGATGGAAGTTCACCAGCGAGGTTCTTCACCGCACGCAATACATCTACTTTACAGAACCGACGAGTTCCGCACTTTTCCGATTGGTTCGGGTTTGTATTCATACTTTTTGGAGAAATGGAACACTGTTTACCGAAGAGCACCCGATTGGAAAATATCACCGAAGGAGTTAGGCATACCTGACATTATTGCGGAGATGCGGAAGGGTATTTGACTTTGTTACACCCCACCCATATAATGGTAGTTGTAATATAAACCTACTAAATAAGGAGAAACTAAATGAGTAACTTTCCAACTTACATAGTTCTAGCGACTGACCCGAAAGATCACTTGACACCCGAGTTCACTGAAGGGCATTACCAATATTGTGAATGGGTGATCTTTGACGGAGCACTAGGTGAAAAACAAGTTGATGCAAAAGCACGAGAGTTTCGTGAAATATTCCATGAAGTCCAAGTCCGTGAAGTCGGAAAGATTACAGGTAAATAATCATGAACGAAAACAGTTACCGAACAGCAAAAACAATTCTCATCACGGCGACAGTAACTATTGCGTCAGTATTCGCATTCAGTTTTCTGAAAGAACAGAACCGACAAGATAACGAGTTCTTTTGCAACGGAGCACCGATCACTATCAAAGAAGGAGACACTCTTTATTGGATAGCACGAGAAAACTGCGACGGAAACATTATGAATGTCGTGGACAAACTTGTTCTTACCTATGGAGCAGACTTGACCATTGGTGACACGATCTATCTACCGACTCACCCGAACTGTGAACTACGCATGACAGACGGCGGACAAGTAATGGAAGAGTGCAAATAATGAACATAGAGAAACTAGATAACCCATACACAACGGAGTGTCTTGACTGTGGGATAAACCTATGGTCACAGTACCTTCACTATCTAGGTATGGACAACGACACTGCACAATGTGCGAACTGTCTAACAGCGAACCCTACTAAATACGAAAGATGGAGCGACATAGTATGAGCGAACAGAACGGACAACTACCAACCTTTGGCGAATGGTGCGATCTGCATTCATTCAACCCCGATAACGACGACAACTTTAGTCTCTACCTAAATTGGTTACAGAGAGAAACGAGCAAGTAATGAACGACACCGAGCAAGCAATCGTTGAAGTAACCCTTGACGCATTGGACGAAACCGTAGATGAACTAGAGCGTCTAATGGCGTTACTAGCGGAGCGTCTAGGCGCAAAACCTGTCATTCATTACCAAGACAAGTAGATAAACTATGAGGAGTGTCAGATAAACGCCTCTACCTAGCCGACGACGATCTAATCTCTACCTCGCCGTATGACCGAGGTGAAGTAGAACAAATAAAAGCGATACACGGCGCTAAATGGGACAAGGTAGCCAAAGTGTGGCGTATCCCAATGAGTTCAATCGTTGAAGCCCGAGAGTTCGCTATGAGCAACGGGTTCACCATAGACCCGCAAGTGATGACCTTTGATCTACCCGAGAAACTAAATCCCGTATTCGGGGTAACCCTTGAAGCCGACTTTATCTATATGTCATTCGGCTATGACCCTGTAAAAGTGAAAGCCGTCAAACAGATACCGAGCGTCACTTGGCACGCAAAAACTATGGCGTGGAGAGCACCCGTAGCAAGTATCGCCGAGTGCATTGAATGGGCAAATAAGTTTAACCAACGAGTCCCCAACAACCTAAGCCAATTAGCCAAACAGATAAAAGAAACCCACGACGACTCAGTTCAGCAGTCCCGATCCACAGATGCGGATCTAGAAGTAGCGGGGCTACCACTTCTTCCATACCAGCGAGCCGGGGTGAAGTATGCATCAGCAGCGAAAAGATGCTTCATTGCTGACGACATGGGATTGGGGAAAACTTTGCAAGCGATTGCAACTTTGGAAAACACACCGAACTCGTATCCTGCGTTAGTTGTTTGCCCGCCGAACTTGGTTCTTAATTGGCAAAAAGAATACGGTAAATGGTTACCTGAAAAGAAGGTGGTGACTGTTACCGACCGAAAAACTTTCCCTGAACATAGAGACTTTGATGTTCTTGTTATTGGATATTCTAACATTTCGCATTGGCAAAAGCAAATAACCGAATTCAAATCGTTCGTTTTTGATGAATCACATTACGTTAAATCACCAACGTCCCAACGCACCAAAGCGGCGATCAAGATTGCCCGCACAGCCCCGCAGGATGGCATCGTTTTGTGTTTAACAGGCACACCCGTAACCAACCGTCCGGCTGAATACGCCAGCCAACTGGACGTTCTCGGAAAACTCAACACGTTTGGTGGACTTTGGGGTTTTTACCGACGGTATTGCGGTGCTTTTAGAGACAGATTCGGTCAATGGAACATCAGTGGGAACTCAAACTTAGATGAATTAAACGAAAGATTGCGTGGGAACTGCTACATCCGCCGAACGAAGGATCAGGTTTTAAAGGATTTGCCTCCCGTGCGTCACGCAAACATCATTGTTTCTGGATCACCAACGCAAATGGTGGAATATCAGAAAGCAGAGCGGGACATCGTAGAGTATTTGGTGGAACGCGCCAAGCAGATCGCGTTGGAACTGGGAACTTCGCCCGGATCGGCAGCCGTGCAAGCCAGAATGAAAGCCGAAGCGAACGAACATTTAGTGCGTATTTCTGTTTTGCGGAAGTTAGCGGCAAAGGCAAAGATGGACTCGGTTGTTGAGTTTATTGAATCCCACATTGAGGTTGGGTTGAAAGTGGTTGTTGCTGCTCACCACCGAGAGATCGTTGATGAACTTGCCAACAAGTTTGGGGGGTTGAAGATCCAAGGGGGGATGCAGGTGTCTGAGGTGGAAGATGCGAAGTCCCGTTTCCAAGAACAATCAACTGAAGATGCACCCGTGATCGTTCTTTCCATCCAAGCCGCCAAAACTGGGCACACTTTAACGGCTGCCCAAGACGTTCTTTTTGTTGAACTTCCGTGGACACCCGCAGATGTAGACCAAACATATAGTCGTTGCCATCGGTTGGGACAGCAAGGTTCTGTTACCGCAACATACCTTTTGTGCGAAGGGACAGTTGATGAGGAGATTTATAATCTGATCAGCAGGAAACGTGGGGTTGTTGATGCGGCGACTGAGGGCGGGACTGCCGATCGGAAGCAGGAATCGGTTGGGCAAATGATCGTTGGTCTGTTCGCACAGCGAGGATTGAAAAGCGCACAAAACCCTTAACCAGCAAGGAGTTCACCTAATGTTTGCTTGTTGGGACACCTATTTGCTATACTTAGAGATACAAGATTACTTGACATAGACGGGCACAAGAGACCCGAGACCTATCCCCAAACCGAAGGACAATCTTTTGATACGCAAAGCAACTTTTCTTATAATTGCCATATATGCCATAACCTTTCTTGCACCAATGGCGAAAGCATCAGCACCCGACGACTCTTCCAAGAAGCAGTTTGTCGCTTTAGCCCCGCTGAGCATCCCTCAGGTGGAGCGTGCAAATAAGCCAATAGAAACAGTGGTTTTTATGCATGGAGACATAAGTTGGTTGCCGAAACTTGCACTAGAAGCAGGTTGGGAAGAGAAACATTTACCCAAACTAGGGCAAATCATCCTCCGAGAATCAGGCGGATGCCCGAATCGGATCGGAAGTTCTATTGTTGATAAGAACTGCAATATCATTGGTTACACGAAGGCGACGAATAAGTCGGACTCGGGACTGTTGCAGATCAATGGCGTTCACTACGACCTGAAACGGAACAAGCGGGCGCTTGCGTGCACGAAAATGAATATTTGCACCCAAGAACCGTTGCTTGATGCAGTCACCAACCTGAAGTTCGGAAAACTGCTTTTTGATGAGGCGGGCTGGGGTCCGTGGAATGTGTGTAATTGGAACCCGAAGGCAAAAGGCTGTTAATAAAGGAATAATCTTCTTCGGAATAGTTGCTTTCTACCCTCAACTCGTATAAACTATCCTGTATAAACTAAACAGGAACCGAGGAGGTTCAAATGGCAGCAAATATAGAAATAAACAAAGATGGAGAAGCAAGGTTCGCATATGCGGGCAACCAAACTCCATGGCACAGACTCGGTAAACCGATGAACGGACTCCAAACCATTGACGCAATGTTGGAAGCATCCCAAGCGGACTACCAAGTGTTACTCACCAAGATCGCAGTAGTGGACGACGAAGGGAACCTCATCAGGAACCCTGACGGCACACCCGTAGTCCTACAAGACGACAGGGCAACCGTAAGAATGAACGAAGATGGTTCGTTCTCACCGTTCGCAACCGTAGGCACTCGTTACGATGTCCGACAAAACCGTGAGGTTCTTGAACGAGCAATGGCAGTCGTAGGCGCATCAAAGGGCGACGCAGTGATTGACACCTGCGGAGTTCTCAAAGGTGGAGCACGATTCTTCGCAGGCATTGACTTGGGAACCCTCGTCATTGACCCAACGGGTGTGAACGACAGAATCGCACGATATCTAGTCGTATCTCACGGACACGACGGTTACTGGCCGATTCGGTATGCGAATACCGATGTTCGGGCAGTATGTCAAAACACCGTAATCATGGGAATCAAGAACGCAGAGCGACTATTCACTGCACGACATACCCGTAACGCAGACGAATACCTCAACACGGCACAAGAGGCATTACAGATCTCTACCGAGTGGGCGAAGTCGTTCAAGATTATGGCAGAACAAATGTTGGCAATTCCTGTCCCTCAGGCATCACAGCGAGTGGACAAGGTTCTCAACACAGTTTTCCCAATCAAAGCAACGGAAACAGATTCACAGCGACGCAATCGCGAAGATATCAATGGAACTATTCGCGCGTTGTATGGTTCGCAAAAGAATGCGGGCGGTTACGGTTTCAACGGATGGAGTATCTACAACTCAGTAGTTGAATATCTTGACCACCACCGTAAAGGTGACGCAAGTGACCGAGCATTGGCAACCATTGAAGAATATTCTTGGGTGAACAAAGCGAAGATCACAGCACAACACGCGGTGTTAGAACTCGTTTAACAATCTCACATCTCCTTGTTGAGGCAAAAATACCACCCCGACGCTGGGGTGGTATTCTTGTTTTATGGATGAAACATCATGGGAAGATTTCATAGGTAAAAAGATAGAGTTACCTCCATTAAACATCCCAAAAGACTTGTTAAGAGAGTTATCCGAGTTTGTTCAGAACGCTTTAGAGAAGGAGAATAAGTTAGTGAGCCTCACAGCGGAAGTGTTAGATGAGTTATACCGAGAGATAGATGACGATGATATCGCCGCCTCACATATCATTTCTTACCTACAACGCCGACACTATTGGGATGTGGAATTACTCGCCGAACGCCAAGATGTAGACGAAATGCTGATGGCAAAACACAACATTTTTGACGAACATATGTGGGACAAAGTAATGAATACGACCGCGATATCCGATCTTCACCACGAAACTTTCAAACTCTCCCAAAAATACATTGCACGCGCGATCGCAGAAGTATTGGCTAAAGACGGGACTGCTGAACAACCAGCGTTCTAAAGTAGATCTGCTTCTTCAAGCGGATCGCCATCAATGATCTCCAACTTCGCAGTGAACTTGGTTCCTTCTTCGTTATCCACCGAGACGACTTGGAACCCAAGCGAATCAAGCATCAAATCTGCTACCCCACCCATGTCGTCCTCAAATGTGGCGATTTCATCATCGGTGGTTTCGTCATCAACTGCTAGGGACACAAGGATCTCCATCAGCAGGTCACGGACTTTTAGGCGGGTTTCTTCAGGTGTGAACATGGTTGCAATACTAGTCCCGCGTCGGCTATAGTTTTGGTAACTTCCCATCCATAAGGGTTGGGATTTACATTAGGAGGATACGAAGTGAGTGCATCACCCGTAACATTAATTGGGAATCTGACCGCAGACCCTGAACTGAAGTTTCTACCAACAGGAGTTGGTAAGTTGGCTTTCAGTATCGCAGTAAACCATTATTGGACTGACACAGATGGTGAAAAGCAGGAGAAAACATCGTTCTTCAACATTGTTGCTTGGCGTAACCTTGCCGAAGATGCAGCGAATGTGCTTGCTAAGGGCGTTCGTGTTGTTGTAACGGGACGGTTGGAACAGCGTTCGTGGGACGACAAGGAAACAGGTGCAAAGCGTTCAACTGTTGAAGTTCTTGCCGACAACATTGGTTTGTCTGTTGGGAACATTGACTCGTTTGTTCGTAAGCAGAAGGCTGAAGGTTCATATACACCGAAGGCAAAGCCCGCAACGGCTACTGCACCTACGCGCAATAAGCCACAGCCGATGGCTCAAGTTCAACTTGAAGAAGAAGAGGCTTGGTAGATCCCGAAAAGAGTGGTTTTCGTCCCCAATAAGCACCAACCGTGATTGGCTTGGGGAATGAAATCTATTCCGTGGTGAATGTCCATCTCGTATCAACTTTTGATGCGAGATCCGCGAGTCGTGCTTTGCTCTCTGCGTCAGTGTTGCATGATTTGTAAATTTGTGCGGTTTCGTCGTCTATCACGAAGTCGGTTTCATCACCCGAGACGGTTGAACGACTGAGAACGACATCGCCAACAATTACTTGTCCGAACAGGTAACTAATTGCGACATTTGGTTCTTGTTTGAGTAAGAGTCCTTCGTCGTGGACATATGCGTGGAAGTCTTTTCGGGTTGGGTGTCGCACGATATCAAACCATCCGCCCACCATGTGGTGAACCATGATGTGTGCGTCTGTTACGGGTAGGTCAATGTGTCGCACTTCGCCGTTTGCTCTAACTAATACTGCTGATGTCATTATTGTTCCTTAATTGTGTGGTCAAACTCTCGTTCACTGTTTTCGTGACGCTCAGGTAGGTGGAAGTCGTTTGAGTTTCTTTTGATGTGTGGTGTGCGTATTGCGTGCCAAATGAAGTGGACACCAAAGGGTTGCTTTTCATACCATGCGTATGCTTCTAATCCGTTGCTGAACGGACCATACAGTTTCATGGTTCTGTCCATGTAAATTATTGCCACCAACGGTGTGTTTTCGTAAACTGAAGTTAGGTATTCGTATACCCGTGCTTTCTGTTCGCGATGCTTTTCGTTTTCTTCTTCTGCGAAGATATCCCATTCATCTATGTATTGGCTCATCGGATTGCGTTCGCCCATTCTTGTTCGCTGATCTGTTGCGGTTTCGCTACCACGACCGCATCGGTTTTGATGTTGTGTGCTGTTACTTTATTGCTTTGGATAAGTAGTGTGATATCACCCGAGTATTCATAGAAATAGTCGCCGAGGTCTACCGCACCGCATTTTGTATCTGCTACAAATTGTGCGTATGCGAGTAGACGATCGGCTTCTGTTTCGTAATCGTCTTTCGGACGATCGGGGGGCATTTGCTCTTTTGGTTTACGCATTACTCGTAACTTTCCAATAGTTGATTGAACTCCACGCCAAGTTGATAGTTGTATGCGTGTGTGTTTGCTGACATTAGTTCATCTTCTTGTTGGGAAAAGTCTAATATCAACACACTTTCGTCACCCATACCGTCGCGTCCGAGAACATTGACTTCAGTTTCGCCGTCCATCCAAGTTTCACGAACATGGTGGTGTCCGCAAATATGGAATTGTGGTGTTACTTTGTCAAGGATTTCTTTTACAAGATGTCGTTGTGCGATGGATACTTGTAGATCATCCTTGTATGTGATTTTCTCTCCGTTGTTATACGGTGCGTCGTGAGTCATCAAGATGTCCACGGGTTGAGGTGAGAGTTCGTCTACATCAAACGGGTTGATAAGTTCACCCCTCCACCACGATTCGCCTTCAACACGGTCTAACCAATCAACTGAATACGCACCGCCGTAACCCATCAAGGTGTTACCCGCGATAGTGAAACGACATCCACGAGGAATGTATTGACACCACTCGTTAGGTGTGTTGATCGGATTATATTTTCCGTGTTTGTCGGTGAGGTCACGAAGTATGTCGTGGTTTTCGTGGTTGCCGTCAATCCAAAGGAACTTGATTTGTGCTTTTTCCGCGAGTTGTGCAACACGGTTTACGAACTTTTCTCCACGAGGTTGGTGAACCCAATATCCGAAGTCGCCTACGGAGATGATGTGTGTGCAACCTTGTTCGGATGCGTGCTTGAATAACCACTCTGCGTGGATGGTGTCGCCGTGAATGTCACCCGCGAACAAAACTCTTTGATTTAGTTGTTTAGTGTTGTCTAGTTGTTTCATACTTCCATTATATAGCCTTACAGTCATATTGTCAAGCCCATAAACGCCCTATTTTGAGGCTTTCTGTGATATATCCCAAATTAAGGTAAGGTTGTCGTATGGCAACTACACAGTCAATAATCAAAAGTATGCCCGAAGATGTGGTGGAACTGATCGCCCGCGTCTTAGGGGACGGGGATGTGGACTCAAACGACAAAGAGGTCAAGATGCTGTTGCCCGCTAGTCCCGTGGTGGATGTAATTTTGGGCTATATCGGGGTGGGTAGCCCGCCCAAGCAAAGCGATTTGGATCAGGCTCAAGCGTGGATTGAAGAACAATACAGTTGGCAGGATCGCGCGAGTGCGGTAAAAGACAAACTTCAAGAAATGCAACCATTCGGCGAAGAACAAGCGGTCAAAGGCGAAATCCCATTGTGGATGAATGCTCCGTGGGCTCAAAAACTGTTATTCTCTTGGTCTGACGGTTTACGAGATGCGGTAATTGACGCAGAGGATTATGTGGACAAATTATGAGTGATGCACCCGTAGAGGACAATCTTGAATCCGCGATGGGCAAGGTTGCTGAGACTTTAGATCCAACACGATCACGGTTGGTTGGCAAGAAGAAGAAAGACAAGGACGGGACTGAACTTTCTTCAACCGCTCAAGAACAGGTGCTGTTTCGTGCGACCACTGAAGACAAACAGAAGTGGGAAGAATGCTCCAAACATTTGGGGATTTCTATGGCTGAGTTTCTGCGTGTTTCCGCAAATGAAAAGGTTGAAAGAAGCACTGCTGTATGTGAACACCCGCAAGAGTTTCGTAAAATATACCCGTGGAAAGAAGAGTGTTTGAAGTGCGGGAAAGTTTTGTGGGCTAAGAACGACAACGCCAATTATGGGAATCGTCGCTAGTTGAAGCCCCGCAAACCGCTTAAACGATCGCCACTTAAACGATCAACAAAGCCAATCAGACAGAAGTCGGCAAAGCGGGAAGTCGCTGATGTGGAGAGGCGCATCTTTGTTGCGATGATGCTGAACAAGCACCCGTATTGTGTTGCGTGTCCTGTGTTCGCTGAACATGATGGTCTTGTGACTTATGTGCGTCGCCCATCTCAGGATATCCATGAACTTATCCGTCGGTCTCAGGGTGGTTCTACTGTTAGTGAAAATAACTGTATTGCTGTGTGCCGTCCGTGTCACACACGAATCGGGGAGAATCCTCAGTTAGCCTTTGACTTGGGGTTAGCAAAACACTCGTGGGAGTGAAAGGGGATTTATGTTCTTACTGCTGTGGTTTATCAAACTGATGTGGGTTATCGCTTTTGTATCAGTTGTTGCGTTGCTGTCCATACTTGCGATGATACTGATATCCGACTTGAAGGGTTCATGGTATTGGAAGAAACGGGGTTGGTAGTCACCCGTAAGCACCCGTGACACTATTTTCGTTTGCGTCCATGTCTGCGTTCATGTTGAACTCCCATGCGATACAACCATATGCCTGCTACTAGTAGGACGAAACCTGTTATGACATTCATTTAGTTTTTCCCTTCTTGCAGAAGTCAATATATTTGGTCATTACATAATCAACGAACTCTGATTTTACTATTGCTTCATCGTGTTCTTTGACAACAGTGAACTCAGGTAAACCTTTATCGTTGTAAACATAAGTTACACATTTGCCTGCACTCTCTCCGTGATACCCGTAGGTCGCTACAGTCAATGCCTCGGAAACAGGTGAATCAGGATTGTGCTTATATTCGCGTGCTAGATCGCCTCTCTGATAATCACCAATACGGTCTACAGGTTTAAGACGAACATAACTATCAACGACAATGCTTACGGTGTCAAACTCTGTTAAACCATCACTGTATGCGTCACTTAACACATCAGGTAACGATTCAAAAGGGTGACCATCTACACCGCTTTGACGACATTCAAATACATCGCCTCTTTGAAAGACAACGAAAGACTGCATATCAGTAATGCCATTATCTTCTTGACATACCTCTGTCTTACGAAGTTGCGCTATCTTTGCGATCTTCTCTACCTCTGACGCTATGTCAATCATTTCTTTACCCGTGTGCCTCTTTTGTCAATCAACAAACATTCTCTATATGCCTCTGCTCTAGTGTTATGTGATGACACAGGTAAATTATTGTTGAGTGTGTCAATCACCAACCATTTAGTGGAAGGGTATCTATCAGGTGATATGTCGTATCTGTAGTTCATTGTGCTCCTATGAATAGTATTAGTAGGGCTAATGTCATTGTTGCTATGCCTAGTAGTGCATCTGTAGTCATGTGTCTAACTATATAACAGTAGAGAGTATATGTCAAGTATTACCCGTAGCCACCCGTAGCACTATCTCTCAACACGCCACCTCAAACCTAAAGACCTACGCCTCTCATTAGCCTCCAACTTACGAGACCTCTCAGGCTCAGGCAACAACTCATACAAGGCAACACGCTGACGATTCTTACGCTCACGCTCATACTCTCTACGCCTCTCACGCTTAGCCTTCGTATCCTCACGATGACAGCGTTGCCACTCTCTATGATCAGAATAATTTTTGTAAGGCACGAACAATCCAATACAAAAACAAAACAACAAAACAAATCACAAAAGAAGCAACAACATTCTCAAAGTTCGTCACAAACACAAACCACAACAACTGACAAACCCAATACAAAACAACCATCACAAAGAGTAGTGGCACAAGCACTTTCATAACGACCCCCTTAACGAACACAAATAGTTATGTAAAGTTATGCTATTCATAAGCGGGGCTGTCAACCTTTTGGATCGGTTTCTGCTTACTGGGCAGTGTTGCGACAAATTTTTTGGTCGGGTTTTGTTTTTTAGGTTTATCTGACGAGGGGCTGTTTGGTTTTGGTTTGTAGATTTGTTCTAGTTGTTTGATTTCTTTTTGGAGTTGTTTGATTTCTTTGTCTAGTTGGGCGAGTTGTTGGTCTAGTGTTTTTGGTTTTTGTGTCATGTGTTTGTGCTTTCTGTTTGGTTGATCATGTTGAGGCAGGTGAGGTAGCCGATTGTGTCTAGGAGTGTGTCGTGGTGTAGTTGTCCTTGGTCTAGGTTGGTTTTTAGTCTTGCGAGTTTGACGGAGACCATGAAGAGGATTGCTTCGTTGAGGGTGAGTTGTTTTCCTGTGAGTGTTTGGAAGATGTTGATGACTTTGGTGTAGTCGTCTTTGGGGTGTCCGTAGGTGTTTTGGCGGTCTTGGTTGACGATTTTGTAGGCTTCTTGGAGGATTTCGGTGCCGGGGGTGGGCGTATTTTTTGGTGTGTTGGTCATGGTCGTTTTAGTTTATCTGTTTAGGGACTGTTGGGGGTCGTTTTTCAAAATTTCGCGCGGCGGTTTTGCCTTTTTTAGGGTTTCGCGTTTTTCTTTGATTTGTTTTTTGTTTGCTTCATAGAATTTGTCGTGGAAGTAGATTGAGGTTTCTAATGCTTTTTCTATTCCTTTGAGTTGGGTTAATTTTTGGTATATGCGATCGGTGTCTGGTGCGTTGCCTTTTTCTTGTAGGTTTTTTGCGAGTTGTTTTCGTTGTTTGGTTACGAGTGCGAGGAGCGCTTCCATTTGTGGTTCGCTGACGTTGAGGGCATATATTTGGCGTTGTCTTTTTTTCATTTTGTGTTCCTTATTGTTCGTTCATGTATTCGCAATATTTTTCAAACGCTCTGTGTGCGATTAGGTTGACTTCGTCGTCCAACTTGTCGGCAACACTGCCAGAGTTGTCCCATCCTTTGTCTGCCATAATCCAATCAAAGAGTTCCCCTACTGCTCGTTCTAGGAGTTCTATTTTCTTTTCTTTTGATTTTGGGATGGCTGGTAGCGTGTGGTCTGTGTACAACATGCTCATTGTGTTTTCTCCTTTTATAGGTGTGTGAGTTGGTTTTCGTTTAGTTTAAGTCTTGGACCATAACCGTAGTCGGCTTTTTGGGCGTTTGCAAAAAAATTTTCGCGGCTTGTTCCGCCGATTATTTGGAATTGGGTGTTTGTCCCTATGTTTTCCCATTGGGCTTTGGGTTGGTTGCACCATACGACTATGCATTGTTCGGTGTCGGGTTTCCATAGCCCATATTTGCAGTGTTCAGGGTCGTTGATGATCAGGTCTTTTTGGGATGATGTTTTGATTTCGGTTTTTTTGTTGTTTATGGTGGTGTCAAAGCCGTTGTCTGCGCCTACATAGATTTCCCAATCTATTTCGGTGTTGTAGTAGCGGGAGATGATCACTTCTCCTGCTTTACCAAGCATGATGATGCCTTTTTCTGTGGCTCCTGCCGTATATTTTCTGTCGGTTACTTGGTGTTCGTTTTTGTTTGCTTTGCAGAGGTCAGTGAATCTGCGTAGTTGTAGCACTTCTCGGGCTGTGAGGTGCATCAACGGATATTTTGTAGCGGTTTCCATGTCGTTGTAGTTTATCTAACGACGGACTGTTTATGTCAACGAGTTATGAAGGTCGCTTAACTCGGTTCCTAACCATTCTTTGAATGTGTCGGGATCGGGGGTGAGAACAGAGATGCCCATGCTGAACACATTGCTTGTTGGGTCGGTCACGATCGCAACAGACACGGGTGGGACTATCTCACCTTTAAGTACTTGTTCTGCCCATTCGTTGAATGTGAGTTTGCGTTGCGCGATTGGGTCGTCCCATCCGCCTGTTGTCCAACCGTTTAAAACTTCTGTCCATCCGTCAATGGTGGTGTTGAAGTGTCCACGCCATGCACTACTGCTAACCCATTCTCTATCAATTTTTAGGTCGGTTCCGTAAAGGTCATCACCGAATTCGGTCATGCGTACATGGTTTCCGATGTAATACTTTTTTGTGACTCCTGCGTCTGCGATGTTGACGGTTGATAGAGAACTTTCGTCGCTTTCACGACATCCGAGACAGAGGTAGTCTTCTTTTACATTGCTCCATCCGTAGTCGTTTTCAACATCTACTTCTTCTGCGCATTCACAACAGGTGTTTTTGATTGTTTCGTCTGTGGTTGTCATGTTATTTCTGTGCCTCTCTGTCTGCTTTTGCGTCACGGATTTCCCACAAACCTTTTTTGAGTTTGCGGAAAGTTGGGGTTTCTTGTAAATATTTGAGGGTGGTTTGGTAGGAGAAACCGCTTTGCTCGGTTAGTTGTTCGGTGGTGTATTGCTCAAAATGGTGTTCGTTTGCCCATTTCAGGAACTTGTTAAATTTCTGTTCCCGTGTTTCCACCCGAAGTTCTTCAGGTTTTGCACAAACTTCTTTGCCAAGGTAGTCGGTGACGAGTACGGGGATCACTTGTTCATGGACGCTGTAACTGTTTAGGAAGATTTCAGGTGCGCCTTTTGCGCCTTCGCTCTGCCATTTTGACAGGACACTTAAACCTCTGTAGATTTCGCTGAGGAATACGCTTTCTTCTTGGTGTTCTTTTCGCCAAGACCATCCGTCGCCGTACTTTGCGGTTCGTTCCGCAAAAAGTGACTTGAATGTTTCGTTTACAAAACTTTCTGTAAGTTGTTTCATTTTTATCTCCCTGTCTAGATATGTTTATTTATTACAGATGTCATCCTAGCAGCACCACCAACAAAAAGCAACCTTTATTTTTGCCCCATTTTTGGGGTGTACCTTTAAATGGCGTCTATTGGCTTGCTTGTTTCACATATTCTGCGTCTAGGTCATACCCTATATAGCGTCTGCCTAGTTTCCGAGCCATAGATGTGGTTGTACCTATCCCATTGAAGGGGTCTAGGACAATATCGTCAGGCTGTGTGGTTAGAAGGATGCAGTTTTCTACTAGTTGTGGCGGGAATGGCGCAGGATGCGTGGTTTGTCGTTGTGGTGAGATATCCCATATTTCGCCTAGATATTTTGGGTCTATGTTTTCGCGAAATGTTTTCGGCTTGTTTTTAGATAGCCAATAGATGTGTTCGGTGTTTGGGAGAAGATGATCCTTGCGTATGTTCGGACTGTTCTTGCGGTTCCAAATGATGAGTTGATAGATGTTTGCGTTTGTTTTGTGAATGAACTCTGTTGGTAGTCGGGCTTGATTATTGTGTCGCCTTGGTTTGTGGTTGAAAAAGATAGATCCGTCGGGGGTGATGATGCGGTGTAGTTCGTTGATTACTTCTATTATCCAGTCTTGATACATTTTTTCTGGCATGTTGTCGTGGTATTCGTTGTAATCAATATTGTGCTTTTGCCATATCTGATTGCTGTTTTGTGTTTTACCGTTTTGTATACCCTTTTTGTTGTATGGGGGCGAAGTGATAACAGTGTTTATTGTGGAATCAGGAAACTTTTTAAGTTCCTCTAAGGCATCACCACATTTTATGAAGTTGGATTCCATTCCGTTTAGTTTATCTAACGAGGGACGTTCAGGAAGAGAAGAAAGGGTGGAACGGATTCCGACAGTCCGTTTTGGCGTGAGGTGTTATTTTTATTTCCCATCTAGTGTCTTTAAAAAGTTCAGAAGCGAGGTGTGCGTCTTCTCCTGACAGATACATAACACTGCGATTCATTGAACCTTGATTGATGGTTTCGTAGTAAGATCCTTCAAGCCTTCCTTCCACATATTTTACTTCTAACGCATCCATCAAAAGACGCCAATCTTCTACTTCTTCAATGCTGTTTAGAGTATTGAAATCTATATACAAACCTTTGAAGTCGTATGAGCCAAATATTTCCCTTGGGGCTTCAAATGCTATTCCTTCTGTCCCAACACAGATTATTGTGTCGCATTTTTCTACAAGGTCTTTTAAGGTCGCGACTGTTTGAAGACCCGCTCTTTTTGCCCACTTGATTGTGTCGTCTTTCCGCCGATATCTAGCAAAATAAGTTTTATGCCCGTTGGCGTTCAGCGACAAGGCAAGTGATCGCCCCATTCTGCCGGGTGAAACGATACCTATGTGGTTTATCGCCATGGCGTTGACTCATCTCTCGTTTTTTGTAGCGCTCCGCTGATCGCAAGATTTTTGCCGAATGTGTTTAAAGCGTGTATCACGCCAAGCGGTTCAGGGAATCCCAACTTTTTTGCAACAACCTCTAAGGTTTTATTTTCTATGTCCATCCAAGCGCCGAGAACCGCTTGGGCTCCTGTGGTGTTTTCGTCGTAATAGTTGTTTGCAATAATGTCTATTCCCTGTATCTCCCAAAGTTCGGGATCATGTTTGTCGGTTGTTTGTACACGGGTTATGTTTTTATTTATCACGAGATTCCTCTATTTTTTTTGCTTGTTTATAGAGTATTACAGAAGGGGCTAGAAAGGAATCTATTCTGCTGTCTCTTTGAAAACGAGAAAAAACTTCTTTGAGTACGGATGATTTAATTACGAAATCTTGGGGTGTGTGTCGGGAAATGTCTAATTCGTACTTTTGGCTTATGCAACGAATTGTGTCGTTTTCCTCAATTTTGGAATTTACATAGTCTTGGTGCATTTGTTTTATTTTTTCAAAACCGACAATATGGATGTTGTCGTGATTTTGTAGAACAAAATTTGTCCACCTATTGTAGTAGTTGATTATTCTTGTTAGGTGATAAAAATTGATTTCACCACTTGAAAGAAAATCGTGTAGTTGTGATTCATTTTCTTCTCTTTGTAGGTGTTCGCTGAAAAGCGAGGCAAGACTTTCGTATGGGTCTCGTATTGTCAGCAAAACAATCTCATTATTATTAATTGATTGTTTTGTGATTTCGGTATTGTGCAGAAGAGGCAATGGAACATTTGCTTCCTGAAATATCCTGAGCATCAGGTTTCTGAAGGTTGTGTTCCCCTGATGGGGAAGACCATCAATATGAAATGTGTATTTAGCGTCTGATATTTTGCGAGTGAGTGTTAAATCCGATATGTGATTGTCTGATTTTAAAACAAATCTTTTAAATTCGTATCCGTTGTCCTCGGAGTGTGTTTCGGTTTTCCACATCCCGCTACTATCTATTGGAAAATCAAAAGTCCATTCTTTTGTGTCCTTCCTAAATACCCATTCACCATGATATTTTTCTGGAACAAAATTTTCTTTCATCTCGTATTGCTCACTCCGCCGTCAACAACAAGGGTTGATCCCAAAACATAATCTCCTGCCTGTGATGCCAAATATACAACGGCGCCAACAATGTCTTCTGGTGTTCCTGTTCGCCCAACAGGAATGTATTTTGCTGTCTCGTATGGGTAGTCGCGGGCATATTGGTTCATGTTTGATGGGAATGCGCCGGGGCATACCGCGTTTACCGATATGCCATCTTTAATGAGTTCTATAGACATTTGGCGTGTCAAATGCAGTAGTCCTGCTTTACTTGCGTGATAGCCATAGGAGTGATCTTGGTCTAACGTGAGTGCGTTAATTGATGAAATGTTGATCACTTTTGCTAAACGATTATTTAGCGAGTGCGATTTTTTTAAAGACCTATGAAACCGTTGAGTTAAAAACATCGGGGTTTTCATATTAATATCTACTGCTGTTTCCCAATTTTGTTCGGTGAAATCCTCAAAACTTTTTGCACCCGCACTACGACCAGCGTTGTTGACGAGTATGTCTATGTGTGTTTCTTTTTCTTCTACCTGAGAAACAGCCCTATCTATTCCTTCAAGAGTTGAAAGGTCTTCTTTTATGTATGTGACACGGGTTCGTTCTTGTAACGGGTCATGTACAGAAATGTTGTAGACACGAGTACAACCGAATTTAACTAACCCCCTTGAGATCATTTCACCAATTCCGCTTGAACCACCTGTTACAACGGCTACACGACCTTCAAGAGAAAATAGATCTTTCATCCCCGAATCTCTGATACACCACCGTCTACAACAAGGTGTGCACCGACACAGTAGTCTCCCGCGCGGGAAGCAAGGTATGTGATCGCCGCAACGATGTCATCTTTGTGCCCGAGTCGTTTTGCGGGGATTCTTTGCGTTACCTGAAGTCGGTTTGCTGGATTAACTTCGTTGGGTGTCGTATTGAATAATCCAACGGTTATAGATGAGACAACTATTTTGTGACGAATGTATTGCACAGCAAATGATTTTGATGCATGGTTTATGCCTGCGTTGCTTGAACTGAAAGCAAAGTTGGATATCTGTGGCGGGTTTATTCCGTCAACGGTAGAGATGTTGATTACTTTCCCATAAATTTGTTCCGTTGAGATGCTTGTTCCTTCATCAGGGTTTGTTGATGCTTTTAGAAGGGGGAGAAATTTTTCTGTGAGTTTTATTGGTGCTTCTAGGTTGTATTTGATTACTTCGTCCCAATTTTCCGAAGCGTAAAGCGAGGAATTAATGAGAATATTGAGGCTTGGCTCAAGGGCACTGATTTCGCAAAATAGTTTTTCTCGCCCCTCTTCCGTGGTTATGTCGCACTGTATTGGGATGATGTTTTTGTAAATGTTTTCAAGCCGTATTTTCTCATCTTTTTGGTATTCAGCCAAAATTGACTCTTCGTGCGAGTATTCCAATTTGTCGTAATCATCAACTTCAATTGTTCGCGGGGTAAATGATTCTTTATCGGCGACATAGACACGAGATGCACCCTGTTCAATCAAGCCTTCGGCGATCATCCAGCCGTACCCGCTCAGTCCACCCGTTAAAAGCGCGGATCTGTTTTCTAATGAAAATAATGTGGTCATTATCTCTCCTATTTCTTTTGTAGGGGAAATCTTAGTGCTTTTCTCTCGTTATGCCAGCGGGCGAGCCCATTGTTGTAGTTGTACTGTTTTTGTAGTTTTTCTTCTTTTTTGCGCTGTTGCTCGCCCAATACCATCAATGCGTGATGCCCGCTAAGGGTGATTTGGTAAACATATTTTATATATCCAAATTCTTTTGTTTTTATAAAGTCCTCAAGTCGGCTTTTCTCTAAATAGCCACACCTGACCAAAGAAAGAAGGTTCGCATCAATTCTCTTGGGGGGAACCTGATCTAAAACAAAATTTCTGTAATCTCCTGAAGTGAAAGGATTGTCTCTCCTGAACCTGCCGTAACACAAAATCCTGTAAGAACCTGAACCGTAACGCAGGTATTTGGCTGGATTGTTTATGGGGGTATTTTTCATTAGGCAAATTTATCCTGTGGTAATCTCATTTCATGGATTTTGCTCTAGATTCTCACGAAATTTTGCCGTATGTTCGTGTCTATCCGAATGTGTTCCCCGACATTGAGGAAATGAAATCAATTCTGTATGAACATGAAAGAACCACCACGGAAGATCCTGAATCGCCTCATCTTTTTGAACCCTATAGACCTTGGTACACATTCGGTCGTGTAACCGATGTGCAAAGAACCCCTGATGAATCTTCCCACGAATATATCCGTAAACAAACATATTTTTATGAACGGGTAAAACAAGTAAGAGAAGCAGTTATTGCGGATTATTGCGATAAATATAAAGTTTTTGATTTCATTAACACAGAGACATGGATTCAACAGTCTGTGAATTTGGCGGAATATTTTGATGGCGCGTCGGTTCCCGACCCGCAAATAGACGGCTTAAGTATTTCACTAAAACCAAAAGCAATGAATTACCATACGGATTTTGAAATAAAAAAAATGTGCGAAGATTCAGATAATTTTGTGCTCACCTGTAATGTCTATTGGAATGATGATTACAAAGGCGGAGAGATTGTTTTTTTTGACTCAGATCAATTACTTCCATATAAACCCAAACAAGGAGAAGTGCTGATTTTCCCGTCAGGTTCACCATTCTTCCCCCAAGACGGACAGGCGTTTTACCACTGTGCAAATAGTGTGTTTAAAGGCAAAAAATATTTTTCACGAAATTATTTGCAATACAAGCATGTACCGACTGAGGAAATGCGCGACGCACAGGAAGACTACCCCACTGGTGATCGTGTGAACGGCGACCATCACTACGCTTCTCTTTTCAATCAAATGATGGACGTGAGTACGAGTAATGAAAAGAAATTCCTTGTTCACCCAATTGCGAAAAGATTTTATAAAAAACTTGATGAGTGCATTTTGGTGAATGACTTTAGCAAAAAAGATTTTTTTCAGTAATTTGCGTGTGCGTCAACAAAATTGAGTACACGCTCTGCTGTTGTTTCGCCGTCTGTGCCCGGGTCGCTCTTTAGCCAACGAATAAAGTCATACCATTTTCTTTGCTGATCAGGGCTGTCAAACACGAGCGTGTATTGAACAATTGTTTTTGAACCGTTAGCAACAACTGAAGGTGCTCCCTGAGTCACTGCTTGCTGTATGTCTGTGCCTTTGGGTGCGGTAAGCATTGTTTCACCGTTTTCCATTTGCGTACTTACAACGGTTGGGTTGTTTGACGGTTCTATCGTTGCTATTGGTTGGATGACTGGTGCTTCGTAGGGCGCATCGTCTTCTTGATAGTAGTCACCTTCCATGGCGGCTAAATCAAATTCGTCCCATCCAAGCGCATCTATTAAATTGTCGTATTGTCCGCCGACTTCTCCAAGAAG